GTTGATGAGGAGCTTTTGGTCTGAAAGAACACCCCTTGGCTGCTAGCAACATATTTTAGATTGGCTACTAGCTCTGAGCCCGTCAAAACTTGATCAATACGATCAACTTTCGGACGTACTTCAGAACGGTTGTAACGCAATGACGGTCTAACCACCCCCAGATTCTGCGGGGAGGAAAATTCCGCCATTTCATTGGAGTCCCTAGATCGCTTGGGTCTCCCGGAACCACCAGAGCGGCGCCCTGGCATAGGAGCACCGCCACCACCACCACCACCAGAGGCACGCATGCGTCTTGACGCAGTCGAACGTGCAGATCGACGGGTGGCATTTTGTCTGCGAGGCATTAAAGATTGAGCTTTTGCAGACTGCGTTGAATACTTGTTGTAAAGAAGTTTAGCTGCTGAGAGTGCTAAAGGCAAATATTTTGCTAAGTTAGCACCTTGGGTTAAAGTACGAGTAATCGTATTCGTACTTGACATCGTGTATGGCATGCCGTTGATGTCTACTCACACGGGACTGTTCATCACAATACAACCTGAGGCGCCGTGCAGTCTCTCGGCATTTTGTTTAGCACGTAGAACGTTTTGGGCCTTTACGTATTGCAACGCCATGCCCCCTAAGTAAACTGGGAGGGGGCTCCCACTTGGAGATCATGTCTCCAAATTCTTCCTCAATCCTAATCTGCTCTTCAGGTGTTATAGAATATAGATAGGCAAAGCTTGCCCGAGCGAGATTGGAGGGAGGAAGGTTACGGAAGGACCGTTTCTCACGCTCAACCCGTTTCCACAGACTCGATTCGGGGTTGATACGTGGCAATCCAATGCCAACTAGCCGCTTTCTTACGTGATTGAAGAATGCACCAGTAATTGGTACACCATCGGATATATATCCCTCACACTGGCTTATCATGTTCATTATTTTTAACCCAGAGTGATTATTATAATGGTGTGGAGAGATGAAGGCCCCATCGAGTACACGTTCAGGTTCGCGTACCATCTTGGGGAACTCGCAATCCATTAATCGAGTTTGACAAAACTCAACATCTCTCAACTCATAAGCGCGCTTGCATACCACTTCCTGCTTAACGTCAGTGTACGCTTGTTTCAACTTTGCTTCAACCGACGCAACTTCTTCAGCTTCGCAGAAGACGATAGCATCATCGCCATCTACTAGGTAGTTGTTGCTTATGCCCGTAGAGGAGATGATCAA